AAGTTATTTTTTATGATGGAGTCATTTATGCTAAAGAAATTTTATATGAGACGAGGCTTACTACGAACGACCTGGTTGACAAATTAGTTGAGATGGGATTGGGCGGTAGTGATGAGTTCTTTTGTGATGCAGCAGAGCCTAAGACTATTGAAGAGTTGATTAGGAGAGGGTTTAATGCGAAGGGTGCAAATAAGGATGTTACGGAGGGTATTAGGACAATAAAAGGTAATCCGTTAGTGATTCATCAAGATTCCATAAATTTGTTAAAGGAACTAAGGTCTTATCGTTGGAAGACTGATAGGAATGGGATGAAGTTAGATGAGCCTACAAAGTTCAATGACCATGCTTGTGATGCGTTGAGGTATGCGGTGTTTAGTAAATTAACCATCCCTTCGATAACGTGGGGAGCAATTTAAAAAAAAATGGGATTATTCGATTTTTTGTTAGGGGGTAGGCAGAAGGCTTTGAATCCTAACGTAGATACAGATACACTTTTAAGGCGCATAAATGGTGGTACGCTACAATCCAAGAGTAGCATAGATTATGTTAATGATGGGTATTTAGGGAATGCGGATGTATTTGCTATTGTTCAGTTCTTGGCGAGGAAGGCGAGTAGCATTCCTTGGTATGTTTATAGGTTGGAGGGTGATGACAAGGCGAAGAAGAGTTTATATGAGTATAAGAAATTGACGAATTTAAGAGGTGGTATTAATAATTACGATAAGGCAATGATGTTAAGGAAGAATGCCTATCGTGAGAACATTGTAATGGATACGCCACTTGCTAAGTTGCTTGATAGACCTAACCAGTATCAGGCGCAGGATGCTTTTTTGGAGAACTTATTTGGGTATAGGTTCTTGAGTGGTGAGGGCAATATTTATGGTAATGATGGTGGCATGGGTGGTAGGTTTGCGGAGTTGAATGTTCTTCCAACGCAGTTCCTACAGATTTATGCTGATCCAAATGATTTGTATGGTGTTCTTGGTTATAGGTTAGCGGTAAAGAATGGTAAGGATTTGCCGAAGGAGAATGTTTTGATGTGGAAGGGATGGAATCCTGATTTCAATGAGACTACGAGAGACCATATGCGTGGTGTAAGCCCGGTAATGGCTGCGTATAAGACTTTGCGCATGAGCAACAACGCTTATGATGCAAGTGCTACAATGGCCGCTAATGGTGGCGCAAAAGGCGCAATTGTACCAAAGGTGTTACAAGGTGGTATATTCACCCAGGTCTCAACGAACCAAGCGTTTGACATACAAGACACCGTTAACTCAAGGATTAATGGTACTGACAATAAAGGTCGTGTTGCGGTCCTACAAACACCTTGGGAGTACATGAACTTTGGGTTGTCAAGTGTTGACATGGAATTAATAAAGGCAATGCAGGTGAGTTTGCAACAATGGTGTAGGGTGTTTGGATTACCTGCGGTGATTTTTGATACAGATACGTCATCTTACAATAACTATCAGAATGCGATGAGGGATTTGGTGACCAACACCATCGTTCCAATGTGTGCAAATTTGAGGGATGAGTTGAACCATTGGTTGTTGCCAAGGTATGGAGAGGATTTGTTTATTGATTTTGATATAACTGCTCTCCCAGAGATGCAACAAGATATGGAGCGTATGGTTCGTTCTCTTCGTGATGCAAATTGGTTGACAATGGATGAGAAGAGGGTTGCAATGAATTATGATGAGAAGGGCGGTCCTTGGGAGACAAGTTATTTGAACCAAGGGTTGATACCTATTCAGTTTGCAGGAATGGATTTAAATGTACAAAATGATAACGGCAACGACAACGGACCAAGAGATATGGGAGATAGTGATGACGAGATTTCCGAAAATCCCAACGGAGAGGACGTGTCGAACGGAGCAAATGATGAGGAATGAGGCAAGGCAGTCCTATAAAAAGAGACTTGAGGATGAGCGTGATGCTGCGCAACGACTATTGGATGCGAGTGGAACGCCTTCGTAGGTCGTTGGACATAAAGTATGAGAGGTTGGTGTATGATGCGCTTGATGAGGAGATTAGGAGGTTTGTGAAGGATTTATTGACGTATGGCGTCGAGGGTGCAAATAACAAGCTTTCAACGTACTTATGGAATGAGGAGATATTAAAAATATTAAAAGACTTATATAGAGAGTGTGGGGCGATATTCGGGAATGCATCTTATAGAGCAACGAGAGAGATGGCGAAGAAGGCAGGAGACCCTTATGGTCTTAATAGTTCTTTTCTTGAAGAGATGCTTGACTTTTTTTTGAATTATGGATTTTGGATTGCGTCATTAATAACGAATACAACTAAAAAAAGAATATCAAAGTTATTAATGATATTGGTTGGAGAAGGGAAAGATAGATACCAAATTGCCGAAGAGATTTTGAACGATAAAGAATTAGAGAAGTTAAAGAGAAGAGGTGCGATGATTGCGAGGACAGAAGTGATGAGGGCAAGTAATTATGGATTATATTTGGCATCAACTAAGCACACATTTGAAGTGGACAAAGTTTGGATAGCGAGACGAGATAGTAGAACGAGACGAGTACCAAGAGACATTTTTGACCATTGGGATATGGATGGTCAAGTGAAACCATTAAACGAACCATTTACGAGTAGAGATAGACTTGGAAGAGTAATACTTGCTGATATGCCTGGAGACCCTAAAACGCCAATCGGATTTACCATTAATTGTAGGTGTACAGTTGCTTTTATTCCAAGAAGAGATAACAATAATAATATTATTCAAAAACGATAAAACTATAAAAATGTTATATAGATATAAAGCCTCAAGACTGGATGTTAAAGATGTAGATAGAAAGAGTTTAGTTGTTAGTGGGTACTTTTCATCTTTTGGTAACTTAGATAGTGATGGTGACATAATGATGCCAGGGGCATTCAAAAGGTCTATCGCTGATTGGGGACCGAATGGAAAGGAGAGAATCAAGCATTTGCAGAATCACAATCCAAATCTTCCTCTTGGAAGAATTACGCTTTTGAAGGAAGATGATTTTGGTTTGTATTATGAGTCAAAGCTTGTAGATACAACTTATGGGTTGGACTTTATTAAACTTGCAGAGGCAGGTGTTATAACTGAGCATTCAATTGGTTTTAATATCCTTAATGAGCAAAAGAGTGAGCGTGGTAATGAGATTAAAGATGTAAAGTTATTCGAGGGTTCATCATTGACGGCATGGGGCGCTAATGAGAACACTCCTTTGCTTGGATTTAAGGGAGAGAGGGATATTGATGATTTGAAAGAAGAAATTCGTAAATTTGAAAAGTTTATACGCAATACCGATGCAAGTGACCACACAATCGATTTGTGTTTAATCAAAGTTAGACAATTAGCACAAGCAGTAGAGGAGCTAAGTAGCACAAAGGTATCTGTTAAAGAACCGGAGCAGCCAAAGGTTGACGAAATGCTTGAGAAGAGTTTAATATCTATTCTCAACAATTTTTAAATCAACAAAATGGAAAATTTGAAAGAGTTCCAATCTGCTCTGGAACATAAAATGAACGAGCAGAAAGCTGCTCTCGCAGCAGAGAACGAAAAGGCTGCAAAGCAATTCGAAAGCAAAGTAAACGAACTTAACGAGTCAATCGAAAAGAGCAATAAGACTCTTGGTGAGGCTATGGATGAGTTCGGTAAAATGAAGGCCGCATTCGGTAAGATTTCAGCTAAGAACGAAGAGAAAGTAACAAGCACTTATGGTGCTATGATTACTGAGATTAAGTCCGGCATTGCTGATGCTATTGCTCAGAATCACGAGTTGATTGTTAAAGAGGCAGGAAGACAAGGTGGTCGTGATTTCAGCCATCACATTGAGTTGAAGGCAGTTGGTACAATGACCCTTGCTAACAACCTCACCGGATCTGCTTACATTAGCTATCTTGACAACTCATTTATGAGGTCGTTTGTGAATCCTCACCTGCGTTCACTCATCAATGTAGTACCAGTTCAAAGTGGTTCCGTAACCTTCCCTCGTGCTAAGACACCAGTCGGTGAAGGTTCATTTGGTCGTCAGTCAACTGAGGCAACCGATAAGGCTCAACTTGACTATGATTTGGAGATGATTAACAATCCTCTGACTTACCTCGCAGGATGGGTTAAGGTATCTCGTCAGATGCTTGATGACCTTTTCTTCTTGCAGTCATATCTTCAGCAGTCTTTGATTGAAGATTTCCAAC